AGAGCGGGACTCGAGTCCCGTTGGTAGTCCCTGATCATCTGAATGGTCAAGGGAATGAGCCCATTTTCTTTCACGTTCACGACAACGTCCTTTCCCAGGTCAAGGTCCTGGGGTTCTAAGGATTATACCTATTTGAACTTGCTAGACAACCACTTTGTCGGTATTTTTCCGTCAACTACGCGCTCGTGTAAATCAATTCCCTCCGCCAAGGCCTCCAGAATGCCAGCGTCAAGGCTTCCAGGGCAGACCAAGTCATAGACGAAGCTGCGGAACTGCTGGCCGGGCCGGTGAATCCTTTTGATGGTCTGTTTGCGCGTTGTGGGGCTGGTGGGAGTTTCGTACATCACCATGTAGCGCGCCACCTTTTGTAGTCCATCGTTTCCGGTTCCCCCAGCCTCGGCCTGCATCACCATTACGCGGCACTTGGGGTCGTCAAGGAACCGCCTGCGGGAGGCTGTCTTGTCTTTCGTTCCACCGTAGAACCACTCGTACCCAACCCCCAGTTTAGCGAGCCGCTCGGTGATGATCCTGCCAGTCTCGGTGTACCAGTAGACCACGACCATCTTGGTTTCCCCCATCTCATCAACCAGCCTTTCCATAGCATCGAGTTTGGGGTTACTCTTGAAAGGCAAAACGTGGTCCCCGTACTCATCCTTCCAGGCCAGGTAGCCGCTGATGATCTGCCGCATTCGTATGTACTGGGCGTCGAGGTCGGAGAGCTTGCCATTAGCGTTTATCAGGCCCTGCAGGGCCCGCAAGTAGTGTTCCCGTTGATCATCTGCCATCCGACAGAATACGGATCGCTGGACGCGTTCTGGTAAGTCTAGGACCTCGTCCTCATCGTAGCGCAGGGATCGGTGGCCGATCATCTGGTTGAGTAGTCGCTGGCGGTTCTTGTCAAAGGTGTAGACGATCCCCTTCCATTGATTCACTTTGCTGGTGAAGAGTCCGGCTCTAAAAAGGCCCAGGTTTTCGCCAAAGGTCTCGCCCCGGTCGATCAGCTTAAATTGCGACCAAAGGTCCTCTACGTTTTTTCCAAAAAGCGTCCCGGTGGTCCCATAGCAGAAGTCAGCGGATTTCGTTAGTTGATTCATGATCCCGAACCACAGCGTTTCCCGGCTGCTCAGTTTATGGCTCTCGTCAATCCCGATCCAGTTGTAGAGTTTCTGGACATGCCGGATCTTCTTGTCATTGCGAACCAACTTGAATTTCCCCTTGCCCGCCTTCACCTTATCACACAGAGCCCAGTGAAGGCCTTGGTAGTCGATCAGCGTTAGTTCCCCTTTGGGGTATCCGAGCCGGTCCCACTTCTCATCAATATTCGAAACGTTGCAGGCCCATGGCTCCAGATCGGAATGCCGTTCTACGTCCTCGGCCCAGCTGTCCATGTTGATGATTCGAGGTACCGTGATCAAAGCCCGGCGTAGTTTCCCCTCCCGTTGCGTCTGAGTGATCAGGTCAAGCAAGACCTTGCTTTTCCCGAGCCCCATGTCCAACAAAAAAAGGAATCGTGGGTACATGAGCCCCAGGTAGAAACAAGCAAGCTGGTGCTGCCAGGATGGGGTCCTGAATATCGGCCTAACCGGAAGCCTTCGGAGTTCGTCGAGGAGTTGGTCTTTGCTCACAGTCTTGATCCAACGGTGATCCGTAAATCTTCGGGCTAGAAACGCCTCCACCACGCTGCGTTGAATGAGCACAGCTAGTCCTTTTCTTCCTGGCCCCGCCTAGGCCTAGAGCGCCGGGCCGCTGGGGGGTCATCCTGTTTTCGTTCGGACCGGTCCTCCATCAAATTCCAGTACTGGGGTTTCAGCCTAACGCTATCCAAGCAGAACTGCCCAATGGCGTAGGCTTGCGTGATCAGAACCGAACTCTTGGACTCTTCATTCCTAGCCTTCTCAACGAGCAACCGAGCCAGACCTAATCCCTGCTCTGCCGGGGTCTGGCTGTAGGTGAGGACGTTGTCGGCCGTTGCTATCTTGCTGATGTCCTCGGCCGCCATGGCTCCGGTCACGGTCGTCGCGGTCTCGGATTCCCGGTTGCCCTGGCTGACCACAATCATGGCCGCGTTCCGCTTGACTCCGATACCGCGGATACCAACAATCAACTTGCTAAGGTCGAGTCTCAAGTTCTTGCTATCCACCTCCATCAAATCAGGATAGTCAATCATGATCACATCTGGTATGAAGTTCTCGAACCTTTCGAGTCCGTCCAGGTATGCGTTTAATCCCGCCAGGGTCAGGGAGCCGGAAGGGAACTCTTTGATCTTGAATTTGGAGCGCCGACCAAACTCCCGCTTTGCCTTGGTTATCAGGACTTTTCTGATATCGTCATCGCGCAGGGTCTTCCTGGTGAGTACCTCCTGAATCATTCCGTCAAGGTTTCCGTCCCGGTCCTGAGCCAGCCTCGTCACCGTGACCTCGGCGCTCCGCCTCGATATCGAGAAAAAAGCCTGAAGCACCCGGACGGCGTACCTGCGCTCGGACATCTCCAGCGTTATGACCAGCCCGCACCAACGAGCCAACAGAGCCCGTTTTGCGCAGTGCGTCAGAAACCAGCTCTTTCCCTTCCCCCTAGGGGCCAGGAGCATGTAGAGTTCCTTGCGCCTCGGGATGATCCCCAGGTTGTCGAGTTCCGGGATTCCGAGTTCGAACCCCTCCTCCTCCGGGAAATCCAAAATACTAGCTACGGCCTCCGGACTGGAAAGGCTTAGGCCGGGTTCAAACCCTGCCACCTGCTTCTCCATGGCCTGATTCATGTAGACCTCGGCCTCATCAATACGCCCGTCTTCGACGGCCTCCACCGCCCTGAGCAGCCCCGCCTTGAAGGTCTGCATCCGGACAAACTTGTGAAGCTGGGAGATCACGTAGTCCGCGTTTACCGAGTCCTTGCTCAGGTAAAGATTTTCCAAGAGCCGGCTGTAGGTCTTGGCCTTTCGTTGATCCTCCCCTTTTAGTATTCCCTCCAGGTGGTCGGGTAGGTGGTCTTTGATGGCCTCGCCATACTGGTCTAAAAAGTCAATGGCGTGACCGACGACTTCCCGGAAGACGCTCGACTCGAAAAGCTGGGGGGTGACCGATCCCCGAATCATCTTGGCGGCGCGGTCGTCAAAGCAAAGCAGGCACAGGATATTCTCCTGCAGGGCCCCACTTAGCCGCTCGTCTTGGTTCATTTTTTAACCCACGTTTGTTCGAAGGCCCGAACCATAGATCCGGTCACATCGATATCATATTTTCCCAAAAGCCTGTAAAGCTCCCTGGGTGCAAAGGATCGGGACCAGACGGGGATCGTCTCCTGTCTGGGGAACTCCCGATGTGGAAGTCGAATCAAACGCAGGTTCCGGTCAATCAAGTCCCCATGCTCAGACCGAAACAAGCGCATAAGCGCCGGGTCCCTTATGGCCTTGGCCGCGGTCTTCGGTCCGCACCCAGATATACCGGCCAGGTCGTTGTGAGTCCCCGTGAGGGCCGTGACCAGCATGTACTGCTCAGATGTGAGCCCCAACGCATCAAGCGTTTTCCGAGGGGTAGCAAGGCTGTCCAGACCAGAGGTGTATATCTGGAAATTATCAAACCGAAGCAGCTGGTAAAGGTCGCTGTCGTTGCTCCCAGCAATGATGCTGGAGTAGCGGTGCCGGTATTTGGTCGCCGCATGGGCAATCAGATCGTCAACTTCAAATCCCGGAAGACCCCAGATAGGAGCCCCCAGAGCCTCCAGAACTTCCAAGACTAGCACCTTGGACTGCTGAAATGCCTTGAGCAGCTCCGGGTCCTGGGTTTTCTTCCTGAGCTGTTTGTACTCAGGGTACTCTAAACTCCGAAAGTACGGCTTCAAGTCCTGGCAGAACACCACCTGCGTTGCTTGGCATTCACGTACCATCTTACCTAGGGACATCATGAAGCCATAGAGTCCCCCGGTAAAGATCCTCCGACAGGTAAGCCCCGGATTAGCTGCCGTGGCCCGATAGATTTGATACGAAAGGTCAACGCATAGCAGAGTCTCACCGGCGGGAAGTGATCTGGCCATAATTGGACACCTCCCGCGTTAGCGTTTTTTGAAGAGTGGCCGGAAAGGTTGGAAGCCCCAAGTACGGCCTCCAGAACCCCTGGGCAATCTGGGCGTTCGCCTCGAATAGCACCTGATGATACGGAATCCAGAGGTACGAGAGCACCCGAAGTCCCCGTAGGGGCTCCATCTGCGGTCTAACCGTTTCGATCAGTTTGGAGCGCTCCGCGTCAGAAAGATTCAACAGAAATCGGTCGTAGTAGCGCATAGGAAAATCAAGCGGGATGATCCCATGCAAGGCGCTCACGATCAGCACCCGATCCGTCCGCTGCGCCGCGTGCCGCATGATAAGACTAAAAGTTCCTCCCCGGTACAAGGTGGCGGCCGAGACTCCTACTGGATTTTTACCCCGGGTGCAGGGAATCAGAGCCACGTCCCA